AAAGCCGATACCTCCGTGAGCGTTGCCTTCTCGTAGAACACAAGCACAAAGCATAGCCCTAAAATAAGAAGTCCCAAGATGGTGGTCTTGGGATTCTTAAAAAGACGCTCGATAATCATAGCCCGTTTTGTTGCTTCTTGTAGTCCCTTCGCCACTTCCAAAGAGTGTACGCAAGTGAGGTTACAAGAACCGCTAAACCCAACGCTTGATGGGCATAGCTCACAAGGAGACCTGCTCCCGTTAAAGACCAAGACGTGATAACGCTATCAGCCGACTCCTTTGTCATCTTTGTTAAGGGTGTTCTCGTAGGCTTGAATCAGCACACGAACTTCATCTAATTGCATTAGTAGGTTCGCCTCTTGCTGCTTCAAAGCATCCAAGCGTTGTTGTAGATGTTCCATTGGGTTTATATTTCCCCAAAGATAGTTTACTCGGCTGCTGCTTCCTCAACTACGGCAACAGGTGCAGGAACCATCGCCCAAGCATCTGAAGCCAAAGTGCGGTAGTAGCCATCAACTCCCAATACCTCATCGGCAGCAGGGTCGTTGACTTGGAGTACCGTGCGCCAATAAGATGAAGCAATTACTGCTCCGTCTTTGGTTACATCGGTGGTCTTGCGTACTTCAATTGTTCCGTCTAACTTGACGTTGAATGCGCTGATGTAAGTGATTTCCTCAATCATTTTTGTTTAGTTTAATCGTTATGCGAAATGGGTTAATTTATGCAGCCCTATAATTACCACCTATAAACAAGTCAATGTTTGTTCCCGTAGCAGCTCCGTACCCATAGATGCTGTTTGCCGCCACTAATTGGTTTGTAATTACTTCACTTAAAGTTATATTTGACATTGAGCAAGTAGTTCTGTCGGAAATGGTTACGGGTAAACCTGCAATAATAAAGCTCGCTGAAGTGATGTCTACCTTCAACCAAACTTGAAAAGTTACAATGTTTCCAATTTTCGTATAGGTTGCTTTTGTAACTGTATTGATTGTAATTCCACTTGTGGCAGTCGGAGTAAAAGTCCCCTCCTCGTAGTCATCAAGGGCGTTGGCTGCTGCGGTGTCCCCGTTGAATGAAAGACCATTTGAGGTGATTCTTGCTCGCTCAATGTTTGTATCGGTAGCGAACGTAATGGCATTTGCAATGTGGTTGTAGGCAATACTTCCCGCAGGAGTACCCGAAGCCGTGTCGGCCAAGTCAATGTAGCTCAAGTTTGAAGCACCACCTTGAATGCGAATGCCTGTATCGGCTGCTGAAGCAATGTGAAGGTTGCCCGCAGGCGCAGTCGTGCCGATGCCTACAACACCTCCTAATGGTTGAAGTATTAAATTCTTATTTGCCCCATTGTCAGTTTGTACACCTTGAATCCAACCATATGTGTATGTTGCAGTATCACCGCCTGCCATAATACCCGTTGCTCCGTTGCCCGTAACAAACGATGCGTTATTCCAAGCGGGGCCTCCGTAGTTTGTGTTGCTAAATAATCCTTTCGCAGAAGTTGGCACAGCAAATCCTGCCGTGATAAACGAAGCAGCGGTGATTCCTGTTGATACTGATAAACTACCCGTAACCGATGCGGCAGCAGTTGACAAAGACAAAGCAGAATCGTTGCCAAGTCCGTCAGTCAGTCGCTTGAGCGAGCCTGTTAGAGGCCCGTTGTCCGTAACCTTAATGAGGCTATCGTAGGTGTCCTGTGGGGTAGTCCCCGTTAAAGTTGTTCCCATTGAGTACTAATTGTTTGCCAAATATCATCCCAAGTATTCCAACCAAATGAAAGACCTGTTAAATTCGTTTCAGGTGAATAACTATCGTTGGCGATTAAGCCCCAACTGATTGCGTTGTTCGCTACGCCCTGTCCCCAACCGATTGCGTTGTTGACTGCTCCTTGACCCCATCCGATGTTGTTCATTCTCTCCTAAATAACTTTTCAGCTTCACAATGTTGCTCGGTTTCGGTTTGTAGGTTTGCTTCTTGCTCATAATACCCAACTGCTGAAGTTTGCGTCCGTGTCAGGGAACACATCAGCATTCGAGTTCAAATAGTATTCAGGAAACGTAGCCTGATTGTAGCTCATATAAGTGATGAAGCGGTCAGTGTAGTATTGAGCCAAGTCACGTGCCTTGTTCACCAAGTAGTCAACCTCCAACTTGTCTGCCGTAGTAGAGTTCTCCGAGTTGTGCTTGAAGACACCTGCGTTGCCAATAGTGTAAGCAGCAAACGGCAAATACTCAACCATCGCCCATTGAATCAACATCGGCTGAAGGTAGTCATTGACAAGAGCCAAGTAAGGGTTTGCCAACGTACCTGCAATGATGTCATTGCTAATCTTGTCGTAGAGTTTCGTACCCGTGTAGTTTTGGATGTGAATCTCTTGAGCAATCTTAATAAATTGCAGGTATTTGTCAGTGTCCACGTTGCCACCAAGTGCGGTATTCCGTACAAGGTCATTGCGGGTAATCCAAAGTGCCGTTGCCATCTCTTAACTTTTATATCCTCTTGTTGGTGTAGTGATTGGGGCAATAGCAACATTCGGGTCATTCTGCATAGGGCGGAATCCCATACGAATTGCTTGGTTCACGTTGATGATTTCCGTGCCGTTCAAAGCACCACCTCCGTAAATGTTGCCCTCTTTGGTTAGCTTCTTGCGGTAGATTCTACGCTCCCAACGATGGTAGCAGTTTGCTCCGCCTTTGAATAACCAAACGCTATATGGCTCGCCCTGTGCCTCTGCTCCGCCTCGTGAACTCATCGCTTGGATGTCCTCCATTCGGTACACTCGGTTTGCATTAATCAACGTGCTGCACAAAAGTCGGCTTTTGCCTTTTGCCTCCTTCTTTGTACCAATAGCGTAGAAGTAGCGCACCTTGTAACGTGCCGTGTCTTGCTCGCTGTATTCCTGCGCTGCAAGGTCGGTGCGTGAGTTGAGGTATGCCTCTACATCGTATTCTGCTCCCTCATCTTCAACGAGGTCAGCCGTGAGAAGGTCAAACTCCTGCATCAGCTCCTCCTCGCTTTCGCCAAGCTGCTCAAGGTTCAGCAGCAATTCGGATGCAAGTTCATCACGCAGGAAAGGGCGGCTATCTTGCTTTGCAAGCTTTACACCTGTCTCCTCCTCACGAGTTTCTGCGTCCATCGGGGTTACAATCTCCTCCGTGAACTCAATCGGCTGAAGCGTCTTGAAGTACAAGTTCAGGTTGATGTCGTTGTAGTGAAGGATGGTTTCAAAGCCATCAAGAATCACCTCTTGCTTTGGGCGGATGACAATGTTGTCAAGCAACGTAGAAGCCGTTTTAAGCTCGTCTGCGTTGTTTCCGAGACCTGTGTTGTCCTTGATGCCCAAAAGCATCGGAGAAACGATGCGGTGAGCCACCATCAGCTTGCTTGTTGCCTCTGCACTCAAGAACTGATATTGGTCAGCAGCATCCGACAACTGAACGGGGTCAATCGTAGCAGCAAGCTCCTTGTTGTCGTTGAACGCCAAGATGAACTTACCTGAATTAGATGAGCCGCTGAACTTGTTTGCAATCTGCATCTCAATCTGCCTGCGCTCCTCTTCACTCGGTACTCCGTTGTTGAAGTTAATCATCATCGAAGGAGCAAGTCCGTTCTGAATGTTGTTGATGTGGTAGTTTGCTATCTCTTCCTCGAGGTTTGCGTAAGGAAGGCCGCCTTGATAGTCAACGGGTGAGTAGTAGTAGAATCCTGCTCGGTATGGCTTGAGGTACAATACCTCCAAACCTTCACGGCTTGTGCCAAATGCAGGGATGCGTACAGGCGTCTCTTTACGGCTGCGCACCTCAAACCAATCTTTTGCGTAGTAGTAGGCTTTTACCTCACCATCTTCATCGCAGCGTTCTGCACGCAGGGTCTCAACAGGGATATGCTCTACCTTGACAATGGTGTTGTGGTCTTTCGAGTAGATGACCTGAATGGCACATTGACCCATCATCACATAGTCAGAAACAACCTTCTTGACGCAGTCCTTTGTGAATAGACCTTTCATCGCTGCGTACTCACTCGGCTTGCGAGCAGAATCCGTAGCGTCAAGACCCTTTCCGTAGGTCAAGTCCATCAACGAGTTGAGGATTGCGTTATTGGTTGGTGACCCGTTGTAGCGGTCAATCAGATACTGAAAGTAGTCGTTGTCCTCTCCGTATTCTACCCAATCCTTGCCTTGCACCTCTTTGACAACAGGTGTGGTGTAAGATGACAGGTTTACTACGTGGACTTTAGATGATGATGTACTCATTGTCGTATGTTGTTTCTTCGGTGTAGACTCCTGCGTTCACCGTGAACTTGTCGTATTCCGTTTGTGAAGTTACGAATACTCGGTCTCTATAAATGAGATTTCCTGCGTTAAAAACCTTCAACCCATAGAAGCGGTTGGTCACCAACGAGAAAGTGCCTGTAAGGGTCATAAAACCATTCGCAGAGGCAGCCGTGACCGCAGGGGTTGCAGTTGTGT